AGGGAAGATAAGTTGCCCAAGTACCTCCTGCAAGTACGTCTGACCAGTTAGGAACAAAGTTAGCCGCAATAGGACTTGCCGATCCTGTAATAGCCAAATCGGTACTAGCATCACAAGCCCACCAAAACAAACGCTTAAATTTGTAACTGGCTCCAAAGTCAAATGTTTTAGTGGTGATCTGACAGTTAAAATTCTCTGTATGAGTAGCGTCCCAAAAACCATTCATAGCATAGATATTAGTATCAAGAGGATCAGCCGAAGTCATAAAGAATTTGGCATCCTCACTACCTACTGATACAGGCTGCTGAACAAACTTGCCCATAGCAGTAACAGAACTATCCCAAGTCATCCAGCCACCAGAATAAAAGTTAAATATGTACACGTTTTCGTAGTGTCTTAATACCAGGCGGTCGCCTGTAGTACTGAAAACAATAGGATCAGCATAAACTGCGGCAAAAGCTTGATTACCCAAAAGTCTAGTTTCTTTATTGATCTGCTCAAAACTAGAGCCATCAAAACCATAAGCATTACCATTGTGATAAACAAACAACGTGTCTCTATAAGTTGTTACTGACTTAGTATCGAAAGCCCCAATTATAGTGGATATATTGATTAATTGTCCACGAGAAATAGTACCATCGTAGTTGAGAACAAACGTACTATCATTCTTAAAGATGACCAGCATATCTTGATAACTCTGCAAATGAGTAATGTACTGACCATCACCAGGATTAACGTCAATAAAGCCTGCCGCAGGTTGATCCCAATCCGCAGTAGCACCTACAGGAGCAACCGCCGAATAAAAGACTCTACTAGGCTCACTAGGATCACCAGCAATCCAAATACGATCCTTATGGACAGCAATAGTATATCCTACTGGCATATTTGCTAATGTCTGAACCGAAAGTTTTGATTCGTCCCACCAGCCACCAGAACCCGCTAATCCTTCTAAAGCAGAAGGAAAGAATACTTTATTGTCAGCATTTCCATACGTTACAAAATCTCTGAGATTGGAATTTGATATCTCACTCCAGATGCCATTACGAAGAATGAATGTACCATCTTTATTACTTCCAATGAGGATATCAGTTATCCCACTTGCAAAAGGAGTAGCATCAGCAAATAAAGTAGCATACCCTAAAAGAAATAGTCTCTCGGTAAGTCCAACAGGATCATTAAGAGTATCCCAGATAGGAAAGCGACTAATAAGAGTTCCATCAATACCATGAATCCAATTGACGCATTGAGTCATTTGGAGGTCGTCAATAGAAGAAGCGTCTGTTCTATTAGCAAGACCACCGCTAAATGGCCCAATAACTACTGGTTCACCAGGCATCTTCTGGTTGCACCGCAATCATAGGATATGCCGTATGCTCAGTCCACTGAGCATCCTCACCCATTTGAGTAAGGCTATTTGCAAACTGACTACCTTTAAGATTGGAAGCCTCAAAGTTTTCATCTAGTTCATAAGCCTGTTGGAGACAGTACTCGACTACTCTATTGTCATACTTACTAGGAAGGCTCAAAGGGCTAGATTGATTAACTACATCAGGAGGAAACTTGCTAAAATATAGTTTGATTTGTATGCCGGCCGCCGAAGGTATAGGATACACACTCAATTCCGTGCCCCATACATAGAATACCTCTGGAACGCCCGTTAGTATAGCATTCTGAGTGACCGTTCCTGTAGGATTGGTGTACTCAGTGACATAGTTATCATAATCTTGGAGACTTAAGACCTGTAATTTAGCCCCAGCGTAGTAAACACTCCGAAGATTAATCATATCGGTAGGGAGAGTGTATTTTTCTTGATTAGCAACACTAGATTGAGTAGCAATAGACTCCAAAATCTCCTGAGTGTAAGCAATATCCCTTTGGGCGTCGTTAATCCACCTAATGATATCAGCATCTTCTACCTGGACACCAGATTGATCGCCAAACTGACGTTTAACCCTGATAGATACATCGGAGACAATCATAGTTGCAACTTCTTCCCATTGAGACTAAAGGTATGAAGTGGAGATTTAATCAGAGTGGCTGCAATATCCTGCTGCATACCCTCCAATTCCATCTGTTCATAAAGCTTAACAGCCTCATGCGCGGCCTCAGAAGCCTGAATATCACTTAGTACGTCACGCTTATGCGTGTCATTTCTAAACAGTCGTTCTAGGATACGCTCATCACAAGTATCAGAGAAGAAAGCAATATACGCTTTCCCATCGGGCTGAATATGAGCAACTGCAAACGGTTTCTCGTTAAGATCATTGTGGTCCCTATTAGCAGGAGGAATAAACACTAGATGCAGGCTAGGATCATAGTCCTGAATAATCTCAGCAATACGCTGATGCTCCCTAGAGACAAAATATCCCTCAGGCGTGGCGATCGGTAATGAATCTTGTAGGGCCACAGTCTTTCTTTCTATTAAGGAGTGGCCCCTATGCACGGGGGGGATGTGATAGGGGCCACCCTAAACTTATGGGGTGATAGCAATTCCATATCGCTCGCCTAACCATGCTTCCATCTGTTTACGTTGAGTGTCTGTATGAGCACCTGAATAAACTAGTACAGCAGCAATAGAGCCAAGAAAAGGTAGAGAACCACTAAGACTGCTTGCCCCTATAACCGCAGTAGTCATAGCAGTAGTTCCAGAAATTAAATTGGCCCCAGTTGCGTTACCATTAATACTCAGCAACGTATTGGGATCATTAGATACAGCAACAAATAGAGCGGGAGGACCTAGTGGACCTCCTGCCGCATAATTAGGCGCTCCTCTATTAAAGGCTATAAGACCTGCAAGATCAGCATAAAAGAAGTTAAAGGCTCCACCATTATTATTACCCATGAAGCATTGAGTAACTCTGTTACCATCAATATTAGCCACTACATATACAGTAAGTGGACTAGTACCTATTGGCATTCCTAGAGACTGTACTACATCATTAAGACCATCAAACTGTAATGTAGGTAGGCCATCGGGGAGAGTAACGGGAGCAACCCAATCAGTCCTAGTACCTTCCCAAATACCAATATTATCTACGAAGTGAACTCCAATACCATTTAGAGATACTGCTTTCACTAAAACAAAAGCCCCATCAGGAGGTGCTACCATTGTTACAGTGTAAAAGGTCCATCCCGTATTACTATCAACTATGTTCGGACTACTGTAATTAAGGAAAATTCCAGAGCCATCATTCCTAATGAACTCAACATTAAGAAAACAAGTATCTGTTACCGTACTTGCTCTCATATACAAGACGGCCGTGTACGTCCGGCCTGGTACAATAGGTGTCCCCAAAGTACCATTTCGTACATCAGCAAATGCGATGCCCCCAGTAATAGGGGCCATAGAGAGTGATCCACCTCCACCTAATGTTGGCGTAGTTACCCTAGAAATGTTGCAATTAGCGGAAACTGCCCATCCAGAAGTATCTGTTTCTAGTGTAGCACCATTATAAGTCAAAAGATTACGATTGGCAGTTCTAAAAAGTGGTTGATTAGCGATAGTAGCCTGAACCGCGTCACGACCATTACCCGATTGATCGCGCCACTTACTAATGGCAATACCATCCTGGGCAGCAGCATCACCAGGCATACGCCAAATAGTGTCAGTACCTTCCCAAATACCAAAACTGTCCATAAATATGTCAACTGTTCTGCCTGTAGTTCCTGTATCAATGATTAATTGAGCGTTAGTTACAGTAGATAAAGCAACAAAAGTCCAAGTTATTTGTGTCCAAGTATTTATCGCAATACCACTTACCCCATTATCTCCACCAGCCGTTTTGTAACCATTAGCTCCATCAAAAACTACACCTCGAATATTGCCTGCAACTGTCTGCCGAACCATAGCAACAGCAGTATACGTTTTGTCCACAGTAAGCGAAATATTATTAGTTGTAGTTGCTCCTTGGAAAGCACCAGTACAAACTGCTTTAAGAGAAGCCGACCCATTAAAAGCTTGAGTAGTGTCTCTACTAATTACAGCAGCGCCTTGAGCAGAAAATCCAGCAGTATTAGTCTCAACACTAGCCTGATTAGCAGTCAATAAATTAATTGTGGTGTGATAACGGTATTTACCAGTGGGGAGAGGCATCCGC